ATAGGTACTGCTATAGGAGCGGCTATAGGTGGACTAGTAGGAGCAGTAGTCGGTATATTTTCTCTTGATGATGCAGAAATACAAGGTTTTAAAGATGGTATGTCAAAGATATGGGATGCTATTATAGATGGATTGTTTAGTGGTGTTGCCAATCTATTAACCGGCCTTCCTTCTTGGGCGCTCCCAGATGGTGTAAAATCGTTTATAGAAAAATATTCAGATACACAGGGAATGAAAGAACAAGAAGCAACAGAAAAAGTTGAAAAAACAGAAGCAACAAAAAATAAAAGATTAGAAAAATATGGAACTACTGAAGAAGAAATTGCTTCCGTAATGAACGAAAATGGTATGGTTGATGATAAGAAACTTTACGATCTTAATAAAAAACGTAAGGCTGAAAAGAAAGATCGTATAAGCTCAGTCGAGGCGGCAGGTATATTTAGATCAACACAACGGGCTGATAAAGCAAAACAGAACCTTGAAGAAGTAAAAGCAGCACCAGCAAAAGAACTTGAAGAAATAGATAATCAAATTTTAGAAAAACAAAGCTGGGTTGAGGAAGCGAAAAATAGACAAAAAGAGAACAAGAAGCAACCGCGCGGTGAACTAATAGCTCAAAGAGAACAGGAAATTGAAGAATTATCAAAACGAAGAGAAAAACTAACTAGAGGAAACGATGCATCTCCCATCGGTGGTACCGGAAATGATACATTGAACGAAACCAGCGTGGGCGGTAAAAATGTACTACCAAATGTCTATAAGTCGATGTTACTCCAATCCCGGATGCCAGGAGAAACAGTAATGATGGCACCAACATTTCAAGCTGGATCTCCTAGAATGAATAGTTTAGAAGCGGAGATGGTTTCAATGAATAACGCAACGAAACCACAAGCTCCTATAGTTATAGCGTCACCTAGTTCCTCTTCACCAACTAGTGTAGATCAATCACAGACTATTATCAATAATAGTAATCGTCAAACTACTATTTCTGGTGGTATTTCTCAATATACACAATCGCCAACAAGATCTGTCGCGTCTCGGTTTTCTGCTGCATAAAAAAAAGAGGGGACCGAAGTCCCCTCTGATATTTTATCAATCCTCCTCTGCCAATTTCTTGAAGAATGATAGACTATCGTCATCTTCTTCATCACCATTACTCCAAGGAACACTATCTTCTTCCTTAGCTGCCGCAACACGAGGTTGAGGTGCTGGAGCAACTTCACTTAGTTCAGGACCACCATCAAGACCAAGAACACGATTGAGTCGAGTCTTTTGTTCTTCATATGACTTGAAATTAGATACATCAAGAAACTTAGATAGTGGATGTTGAGAGTTCCAAATCTCTTCAATCCTTGCATCATCGTCAGATACAGCAGAACTCTTATCAAACTCTGATAGGTCGTAGTTCTGATAACCTTCATATCGACGAATCTTCAACTTGAAGTTAGCACCCTCCCAGAAATCGAAAGGATTCATTGGATCTTCATCTTCAAATTGAGGTTGCATTGCATTCTGCATCTTTTCGAAGATCTTTGCGCCATACCGATAAAGAAACACTTGTCCCTCATTCTGAGGATTTGCCTTATCTGATACGACTAGAACATTGGAATAATAGTTTAATCGACGCTTCTGCTTACGAACAATATCCTTGTTGGACTCTACACCTGAGTTCCAAAGCATAGAGTTGTGTTCGCAAACTGGACACTTTTCGCCAATTGTGGTTCGACATTCGTCAATCCACCAACCACCAGGACCCTGGAATCCATGATTGTATACCTTGACCCATGGAAGTTCTTCACCAGGGGCTGCTGGTAGGAATCGAATGACTGAGTATCCGTTTCCTGACTTGTCTACTTCAGGCTTCCAGATATTTTCGTTTGTGTTGAGTTCGTCTCGTGCCGTAATCTTTTCGGCTGCTGTTACTAGGTCACGAAGTGATGACTTACTTGACTTCTTGAGTGCGGCAAAAGATGTTGCTGCCATTTTTGATTCTCCTTAAAACTACTTAATACGACTTTATACGACTTAAACAAATATAGATTTTACGACATGACGATACTCCTTTGGATCAATTTCAATAAATGACGAATACTTTACTATCTTCTTATTATACTCGATCCAAATGAAATCGTCAACGTATTTATTGATCTTTTTCACGAATCCTAGCACTTTGTCTAGTATAATAAAAGACTCGATTGATATATCTTCAGAGATGAGAAGTTTCAGAATTATTGGATGTTGCCCATCATCACACTGAAACACCTCATCAAACTGAAGATCATTCCGATCCATATAATCACGAAGTTTACTCATATCTTCACGGAATGAATATTTAAGTGACTGGAACTTTCTCTTCCATTCGTTAAAGACTTGTTCAGCCTTGTCAGAAACAAGACCTCCACTCCAATTATTATCCTCCTTGATTAGATTTGAAACGAAGAATGGAACAAGTTCCTTCTTATGCCTCCTTTCTATCTTCTCGAAGAAAAACTTGTCTTTACGTCTTAAAAAAGATTCCTCCTTTACTCTCAGTTTACCATTATATTTAAAGTAATCATAATCAGTCGTAAAATGACTTCTCAGCGCAAGATAAGTTTTATACGCATTGAAACCAGGAAACGACATCACATGGGCAACTTGCATAATTTCTCTGTTAGTAAATTTAAATCACTAGCCTCTGATTCAATCTTCGCCTTGATAACTTTATTAATCATTTTAGCAACAGATTCAATCTCTACATTATTCTTTTCACAAAAATTGATAATTGCGTCAATGTAAGATTCACCAGTTTCATACACAAAATCTTCAATTTCTTGATTGAACTTATTCCTATCAATCATTTCGAAATAATTCCTCCAGTATTCTTTCTTACAATATCTTCTGAGATTGCTTCAGCGTAATAGATTTCTAGTACCTCAGCATCTTCTACACATTCAAACCAATGATATTCACCCGGCTTCACTGTAGTGAAATTTCCTGGTCTTAGTTCTGTCTTATCTGTATGATCATAATCATTCTTACGTACAAAAATATTCATTTTACCGCTAATACAATAGAATCCGTTCCACTTGTGTTTATGTAAATGTTCTGAACATTTATAACCAGACTTTGTAATGATTCTGTGGACTTCAATCATGGGAGTCACTAAAAGAGATTCTGTCTGACCCCAAACTTTACCATAAATCATTTTTTAACCACTCCATCAATTTCTAAAATTTGTTCTATTATTTTTGGAAAATCTTTTAATTTAATCATATTAGGACCATCACTCGGTGCATTATCAGGATCTGGATGGACTTCCATAAAGAGTCCTGCTATTGATACAGCGGTAGCTGCATAAGCAATAACAGAAGCAAAACGTCTATCACCCCCACTTGAACCTCCCTGACCTCCTGGATATTGTACGGCGTGTGTGCAATCCATAATGACAGGTGCATATTCTTTCATCACTTCTAATGAACGCATATCAACAACGAGATTGTTATATCCAAATGTTGTACCTCGTTCAGTTAAGATTACTTCATTATAACCAAAGGATTTTATCTTGTCAACTATATTTTTCGTTTCCCATGGAGATAAAAATTGTCCTTTTTTTACATTCACAGGTTTACCAGTTTCGGCAGCTGATTTTAGAAGATCAGTTTGCCTACAGAGAAATGCTGGTATTTGAAGAATATCAGCATTAGTTACGGCACATTGCCAAGATTCATGTACATCTGTTAATGTAGGTATACCTCTATTTCTTATTGAATCAAATGCATAATACGCACCATCAAAGTCTCCTCTGTATGAAGAGGATGATGTTCTATTTGCTTTATCAAAACTCATTTTAAAACAAAAGTTGACAGATAAATCGTCACAAATCTCTTTTAGAGTCTCTGCGATTTCCACTGCCAACTCTTGATTTTCAAAAACGCACGGTCCAGCAATAATCGATAGTTTCTTATCGTTAGCGAGACTATTATAAAAATTATTCATAAAAAATATGCTTTCCTATTCTAATCAATACCTTTTTATTTTTGCTCCATTTAGGTACGACATAATCCGCATGATAAAATCTAGAACCTCTTGTGAAGTCTTCTACATTAAAGTGTAGTAATGTATCTGCTATATTAATAGCTTTATACCAAGTTTGTAAATCTTTTGGTGTATCTGATTTACCGTCACAATACCAAGAAAATTGACACTTATATTTTACTATTTTGTTGTTTATCTTTATTGCCTGATATACAACGTCGCAGATGTTATTAGGGAAATCTTTGTCTTTTACACGATTTAGAGTTACGAGACCAATAGCATATTGACCAATAATTTCTTCTCCTCTAGCTTCAAAGTATATGTTTTTAGCTAAACAGTTCAGACTATCTTTATCTACTTCGTGACTGTCTGCATTACCCGGCAATGTTGCCATAGATACAAAAATAAGAATTAAGTAGACAAAACAAAAAATGATAAACTTTGCGATTCCCTCTTCGGAGAATTTAAACAATGTTATATCCTTTGATTGTTAAAAGTGATTGGGCCCGTTATATGACAGGGTGGAACCCATACCCCGTGACTACAAGTCGATTAAGCCGCTAGGCGGATATCCTCGAAGTGGTTGTCATTTGCAACATTAAAGTTAGCATTTATAGTTTTGGTCCGATACGCTGGTACCATGGCGTCTACCTCGATTTGATCTTTACTACGTCAGTCGAACCTAATATCACCCCCCGCATAAGCATACCACAACAAACTCTTTCGTGTCTAGCAAGGTCTCATTACTAGAGACGGTGATATGCTTATGGTGGAGGTGACGGGTACTGCCCCCGTGTCCTGAACGTTTATTCTATCTCCTCTCAGACGGTAGATTTAATATTTATATTATCCATCTCTAGACTCTTGACATAATCAAATTCATCTGCAAGCCGGTCCAGATATTCTTCGTATTCCTCACGAATCTTAGGATCTCGAAACTCTTCTTCATATGCGTGTCCTGTTTTGGGTTTGAGGTATCGAGGTGTGAACGTTTTTGACATGATTGTCTCCTTACCATTCTACACGGTAGCCTTGACGCTTAAGGTAACTGACTACCTCCATCATATCGTTACCGCTAAAACTTTCGTAGTGCCGGCCTTCAACGAACTTTCCGGTTTCGGCATTGTAGAGGTTGGCGTAGTAGTTGCCGATGGATTCTTTAGAAAGATCTACGGGTGTCTTAAAATGATGGATTTTGGACATCTTGTGTTCCTTCTGTTATGTCTTATTGTTCTTACAGTATAGTACCAAAATGAATTAATGTCAACGAAAAAGTTGAAGAATTTGCCTCATCAACTAGAACATCCTTTCTATAAAAAAATGATGGCCACGATTTTTCCCCTCTTTCAGTACTCCATCTGCCATCCCTGCCGTACCTCACATAAATGAGCCTCAGCAGCACGGGGATATTTATATTTGGTACGCCCACCAGGATTCGAACCTGGACCGCTCCCTAATCTGGGGACCATATGCCGGATATAAGCCGGGTGTTCTACCGTTAAACTATGGGCGCATATTTGGCGATCTCGGCAGGACTCGAACCTGCAACCTAGAGCTTAGAAGGCTCTTGCTCTATCCAATTGAGCTACGAGACCAATTAACAGTTCCAACACAATTTCGAAATTGCGTATGCAAAGGGCAAAAATGATAGTAGAACAAATATTACCATATACCAATCAATCAAGGTAATACTCTCTTTACGACTACATGCCCCATCTCAAATGGTAGAGTTACGACATCGTAAGCAATACCAATAGGTGTCAATGGTGTTACAGCACAGGCTGAAAGCAAAAGACTGAGACTGATAATGATTACCTTTTTCATAGTTCCTCAATCACATAATTTTCCATTACTTCATTATATACAGACTTGGCAATGTCGTCAACTAAATTTTCATCACATTCAATATGTATAGTCTTACCGATTCGAACATTTTCAACCATATCATATCCCATAGATCGTAAAGCATTTGCTACTGCATCGCCTTGCATATCTTTGATACCGGGACGAAGAGTTGTGGTGATCCTATATTTCTTTATCATTTAGTTTTTCTCCACCATTTCACCGTTACGAACAACGTAGTGTTTAACTTCACACATACTTGACTTAATATAAGCACGACCTCCGTCGATCATATTGCCGTTCTCAAACCGTTTATAATCATGGCGATGTGCGCTGTACTGTAGATTGCCATCATCATCTTCAACAAGCCCAAACTCTACAGATTCAATTCGATCTGCATTGGTAATCATAATTTGTGGCTTTTGTGTTACTCGTGTATCAACCATATTATAATATAATCCAAAGTAATGGTTACCAAACTCAGGATGTGGAGTCTCTCTGTAAAAGATATCCATTGCCCATGCCTCATAGCCCAGAGCACTTGTACACACATAGGTAACAGGAACACCATCTTTCTTAGTATAGTGTTCACAAATCTTGTCAGTATCAAATAGTGGTTCGTGTTTAATCATCATTTCAATCCCATAGCGATTTGTTATTTTATGATATAATCTAGATTTAACCAGTCTGTTTCTTCTGGCATCATTTCAACTTTATCACCGTGTAGTTCTTTAAGTTGATTCCATATATGAGCATTGTTCACGCGTAGAGTATAACTCTCCTTACCGCAACTATAGCAACTGCCACTTGATCCATAGAAGTTAAATCTATCACCAGCATCCTCCACACGAGTAATGCCACTGTTCATACGCCAACTGCTGCCATGAAGGTAGCCACCGCTGCAACCAGCAAGAACACGATAATGAGGATCATCACCTTTAAATTTAATAACTACCCAGTTGTCAGGATTATAATTAGTCATCCTCGCCTCACTCATCATCTCTTGGTAGTAATCTTTTCCAAAACAAATCGATAAACCACATATCGTACTTTTTACCAATACTGAACAATGATCTTTCGTGTTCTTCCCATTCAACTAGAAATATTGAAAAATGCCACTCTGAATCATATGAATGCCAATTAAAGATTACTGGCGCAAAATAACCATACTCTGGAAGTTTAATCTTCATCCTCGTCTCACCAGCCTGGAGCAGAGTAGTCTCTGTCCTTTTTATAAGATGCAAAACCATCTAGTCC